CTTTCTTTTTGTCTAAAGGTACTGTATTACTAATTCATCCCTGACAGTCGCAATGTGCGGCTGACATTTGCCACGACAGGAGATTATCATGGCTAACACAACTTTTTCAGGCCCGATTCGGGCAGGCAACATCCGAAACACAACTGGAACAACTGTAGGCACTAACATTGCTAACGTAGGTTACGTTGTAATGTGTCAAGACACAGTACAGACCCTTGCGGGTGGCGCACTTACAGCCGCTGTAACAGATATTGTTATTCCTGCTAACTCTAAGATCGTTAACTGCATCATTGATCTTGTAGCTGCGGCTAACGTCACCACCAACATCAGCGTTGGCGAAGTAGGCGGTAACCCTAATACAATTATTAACTCTGTAGCATCAGGAACCACAGTAGGTGTTAAAGCACTGGGCGCTGGTGGCGGTGGAACCTTGGAATGGGGTGACATTGGAACTTCAGACAAGCGTTTAACGGTAACAACTTCTGCTGTTACTAACGCAGGTTCTGTCCGTATTACAGTAATGTATGCACAAGCGTTTAATACACCCGTCCTTCCATAAGGAGTAAGTAAATGGCTGGTCAAGAGGTCAGAGCCTTTAACGTATCCGTGGCGGGATTTGCTGCGGGTCTCGTAGGCCCATCAAGAGGCAGGTTGCAAGGCGTTCTCGTAAACGCTGCCGCTGCCTGTGCTTTTACCATTCGTAGCGGTTCAGCTACTGGCCCAATTATACTTCAGCTAACCTTACCGACAGGTTGGAATGATGTGTATATACCTAATGACGGTATACTTGCTGACAATGGTTGTTTTGTCTCTGCCTTTACAGGTACTGGCAATGTAATGACCCTGCTCATAGAGTAGATCGTCATGGCTTCAAAAGGTGAGATGCCGAAGCGTAACAAAAAGAATTTCCGCTCCACTAAGTCTGGGGCGGGAATGACAAAGGCGGGTGTCGCTGCGTATAGACGTAAAAACCCCGGATCGAAGTTAAAAACCGCTGTTACGGGTACAGTAAAAAAAGGCAGTAAAGATGCCAAGCGGCGCAAGTCGTTCTGCGCTCGTTCTGCTGGACAGATGAAACAATTCCCCAAAGCAGCAAAAGACCCGAATAGTCGTTTAAGACAGGCTAGAAGACGCTGGAAGTGTTAGGATAGATTATGCCAAAACGTGATACACAGGCCGCACAAGATCGCCGCAAAAACAAAGAGACTGAGAGGCGTCTGTTTGAAGAGTCTCAACGTCTTGAACGTGAGCGTATTAAACGAGAAGAAGAGTTAATTAGGCAACAACAGCAACAGGGTGTCTTTAAAGGTGCTAAAGGCGGCATACTTAAAATGCGTAGCGGTGGCAAAATAGATGGTTGCGCTACGCGAGGTAAAACTAAGGGGCGATATGTCTAAAGCAAAACCTTCAAATGCAGCCCTGTGGTCGAAAGCTAAGTCTGCGGCCAAGGCGAAGTTTAAGGTCTACCCCTCCGCTTACGCAAATGCTTGGGCTTCCAAATGGTACAAGTCCAAGGGTGGCAGTTGGTCGGGTGGCAACAATAAGGTAGCTAAACGTGGCAAAAGCACCAAAAAAGGGTAAAGGCGGTCTTGGCAAATGGTTCGGTGAAGAGTGGACCGATGTTAAGACGGGTAAAGCCTGCGGACGTAAATCCGCTAAAGGCAAGTCCAAACGCCCCTACCCTGCCTGTCGCCCTAAGAAAGTGGCGTCTAAGATAACTAAGTCCGAGGCCACAAAGAAAACCGGGCCTAAGCGTGTAAAATGGTCTACTACTGCTAGTGGTAAGAAGAGGACTAAATAATGGCTACAGTCGTACCCGATCTACCAGAACTGTTTGAGGAAGCCTTTGAACGGGCTGGCTTGCAGATGCAATCTGGGTATGACCTACGCACTATTCGTCGTAGTCTTAATATCTTAACCCTAGAGTGGCAGAACAGGGGTCTTAACCTGTTTACTATTGACTCTGGCACTGTCGATCTGACCGCAGGGCAAGTAGATTATAGTATGCCTGTAGATACTATAGACATTATTGAGCATCAGCTACGTACTGGTACAGGTACAAATCAAATAGACACAGCTTTACAGCGCGTTAGCGTGTCTACATATGCACAGCAGACTAATAAGAACACCATAGGACGGCCCACGCAGATATATGTGCAGCGGCTACCCACAGAAGTAAAGTTTACACTGTGGCCTACACCGGACACTACACAGGCTTACAAACTACTGTATTTCCGCCTCAAGGGTATTGATGGGCTTGCGTCAGGTGTTGGGGGAGAAACAAACAGTATACCTCCACGATTTGTACCTGCACTTGTATCGGGGTTAGCGTTTCATGTAGCTATGAAGAAGCCTGAAGCCGCAGATAGAGCGATACCTCTTAGAGAAGAGTATGAGTATCAATTCAAGCTAGCGGCATACGAGGATCAAGAACGCGCGTCTTCTATATTTGTACCGTTCCAAACCTTTCACGGGGGTATGCGATGAGCTACGCGTCTGGCAAACACGCATACGGTATATGTGACCGGACAGGGTTTAGGTACCCACTAAAAGACCTCGTATGGGAATTTCAGGATGGACACCGCACTGGTTTTCGTGTTGGTAAAGATGTAGTTGATCCAGATCAACCACAGAATTTCTTGGGGCGTATCCGAGTTACTGACCCTCAATCTCTACTTAACCCTAGACCGGATTATGAGCCGGGGCGAGGCCTTAGTGGTTGGAATCCCGTAGGGCATCCCCTCGTATACCTGACAGGTCAAGTCGGAACTATAACTGTAACTGTAGAAATAGGATAAGATTATGCCAAATGGACCCGGAACGTACGGAAGTAAACGTGGACGCCCTCCTATGAAGATGAAACCCGGAGGGCGCGTTGGCAGTAAAAAACCTGACAACAGCGCGGCTAAGAAAAAATATACTTTGGATACTCACCAAGGCGGCAAACGTATTCGTAGCGATAAACAAGCTAAAATGATACCTATGGACCTTTCAGGAAAGGCTAGTTCTAGTGGCTATGACCGCCCACACAAAACCTTAGCAGAAATGTCAACTGGACCTACTCCTAACAAAAAACGGGTTGGTCGCGCTGGTGCTAGCTTAACCAAGAAGAAGGCTGGTGGTTCTGTCACTAAAAAGATGAGTGGTGGCAAGATGACAAAGAAGATGGGTAAAGGTGGTACTCTAGTACGCGGTACTGGCGCACAGCGAAGCGGCAGAATGGCAAGAGGACCAATGGGGTAAACTAGATGAATTATACTGAGCTTACGCAAGCAATAAAGGACTATACAGAGAACACAGAGGCAACATTCGTCTCTATGATCCCTACGTTTGTTCAGCAAGCGGAGCAACGTATATTTCGTACTGTTACCATACCTGAAGTTAGGTTTAACAGTACAGGTACTCTAAATCAAGGAAGCCAATACCTATCACGCCCTGCTGATTTCTTAGCGGTATTCTCTTTAGCAATTATTGACCCTATTACAGCGGCGTACACGTACTTGTTAGAAAAAGACGTTAACTTTATGCGAGAAGCGTACCCTGTAGCTGCTACAGAAGGTGTACCTAAATATTACGGTCAGTTCGATGGTGACGCTATAACAGCGGCTACAAATGGACACTTTATAATAGGCCCAACACCTAACGCTACATATACCGTAGAGTTACATTATTATTTTGAGCCTAAGTCTATTGTTACTACAAGCACGTCTTGGCTTGGTGAGAACGCTGACACTGTACTTCTTTATGGCTCTTTGGTAGAGGCGTACACGTTTATGAAGGGCGATCCTGATGTTATGCAGTCATATAGAGAACGATATGAATCTGCGCTACAACAGTTGTCTGTTATTGATGCCGCTAGCAAAGGCGATAGTTATAGGGATGGGAACTTTAGATGAATATGCCGTTTAAAATGTCTGTTGGGAGTGTTGGGGTTAAGACTACTAATAACCGAGGCTTCACCCCTGAAGAAGTCGCGGAATCGTGCGTTGATAAGTTAATGATCGTATCAAATGACGCGCCGCCAGCTATAAGAGATCAAGCCTTTGCCCACAAGGAACGTATGAAGTCTGTAATTGCAGTCTACATGAAACAGGCTATTCAAAGTGATAGGACTACTATATATAATGCGATTAGTGATGCTGGGCATCCTGAACTTGCAAGACTGATTAGGAGACTCTAACAATGGCATTTAGTGGTAATTTTATGTGTACTTCCTTTAAGAAAGAACTTCTTGAAGGTGGACATAATTTCACAACAGGGCAGGATGTTTTTAAGCTCGCCTTGTATACGAACAGCGCGGTTCCCTCAGACATGGGCGGCTCTGGTAGCAATATGAATGGAAGTGTTACAACGTATGCTTCTAATAACGAAGTTGCAGCTA